TATAGAATATTGTTGGAATGGATGGTTGTATTGTAGTAAGTTAGTTTGCTATGCCGTCGCCAGCCATACGGATCAGAATTGGTGGTTTTCGATCCATGGCTATAGCTCCAGCTGTGCCTAAAGCAGCTAATGCCGCCGTTGCAGGCAAACCAATTATAGCAGCAGTAGTTGCCTGATCCTTTGTGCGCAACACCTCGCTAGCTGACACGTTCTTTAGCATCTGCTCGCCGGCTGCTGGGCTCAAAGTGCTCCAGGCAAAATTATCAGGCTTAGAGTCTTTAATGACAATAGCCTGATCCCTTAATTGTCTAGCATGAATAAGCTTATTAGTTATTGGATTTTGCCAACCAGTGTTTGGATTGTTCTGCAAGTAAGTATCGTTGGTCCTCTTCTTCTCCGTTAATCTAGCTACAGTATCACTGCGGGCTGGAAATAGAAGAAAGTCGCTGTCAATCTTACTTGTGGTGGCATCTATATCATGCTTTTTGACAAAGTGGTCAATGGTATGTGCTATAGCTTCAATATTAACCTCATCTATCGGTGATTGCTATGAGGTTTTGGCAGGCGGTGGTGTGCCTCCATTATTGGCTATAGATTGATTAATAGAATTTACTTTGGAAGTTTCTAGGTCCCTCTTGTTTGTCGGTGATGTTTTGATGGTGACTGTAGAGAAAGGAGAACCGGCGGCAGGATTAAACTCAAAGCACCAGATGGTGTCCCATCTGAATGACGCATTGGTGTTCAATCCAGTACCTATTATCCTTAACGATGTCCAATCATCATCATACCAAATAACTCCACCGCCGTAACTGCAGGCGGAGCTAGAGCTAGGGCCATTAGCGGCAATAGCGTTGTACAAGACGGGTGCTGTACTAGAAGTGGCAGCATCAGCACCTACTAAAACTGCTGATACCACTGGTCCAAAGGGTCTATTACGGAACACTGATGTTTTATGCTTTGGCAAGATATATAAACCTTGCTCTGGCCGAGCATAAATGGTATCCCTTGTAACACTAGTGTCAAAAGGGCTAGTGCTGCCCATGTTGACATTAATGGCGGGAACACCTTTATACCAGGCATAGTCTCCTAAAGATGATGTATCGCTAAGATGTAGTGTATAGTTCGCTGCCGCGCCCAAACCCATGTCAGTAATGCTCACTTCAGACGGTGTTACCTGAAGTGATCCTGAACATGTGTTGGCGGGGCCGGTATAAGTTAATTTATACCCGATAGCGACCATCCTACCAGAAACAGCGGAAAAAGGGCTGTTTGAGGTAAAAGGGCCACTGCTGGAACCCGGCACTACACCCGCGTTGGCCGTATCCAAGCCTGCTAAATTTCTCAAAGTAGCTGACTTGTATTGTGGCATTATAGAGATAGGAGTGTTTGCTTTGGTTGTGCTCGAAAAATCTTGTGCTCCGTTGTCGTTAATGTTTCCATTGACCGTGGCCGTGTATCCCACTGATATTAGTGCGGAACATGGCAATGTTGGTAGAGTTTGAATAGCGAAAGTTGTCTCGCTGTGCATATCTATGTAATCCGTAGTTCTCATATCCATAACGACGAAGTTATTATTTCCGCCATCGGGTATCATCCCCTTTCCGTCTGAACTGAAAGGGTCAAACCGGCAATGAACATAAGGTGACATGGATTTCATAGGGTTGCGTATGGCTCTACGAAGGGCGTTTTCTACGCTGTTGGTTGTTCTAGAAGAAGATATCATACCAAAATTTCCTGATTTCTTGGTTGATACCTGCTTCTGTGGCCTCTTGCGGCGTTGGTTTGTTGTTTTGGGTTGTTTGCTGTTTTTGGGTTTCATGGTTGTAACTGTAATGAAGATTAATTAATTATGTTAGTTTTTATGAAAGTTTCGATATTTGTGAATATACGCTTGAATCTCGGGGCTTGATTCTAGATGCCCGGCGAAGCTACTTTCGAATTTTAACTGCTCTGATACGTCGAAACCAAACGCAGATTCGAAAGATCGCCTCGTTGACATCTCAATACTACCAATGGATATTTCGCCTTTGTTAACACTGAGCGCCGGAAGCTTGTCAACTGATCCCAGAGGTCTTTTGAGTCCCCCGTCCGAAATCAGTCTTAGGGCCCAAGCCTGCATTATTGGTACTCCAGCATAGACTGCCAACTCACAAATACCTAACCCTGTTAGATAACGATCCAAGCAATGTGAAAATTTTCCGTCACAATACATCGCTCGCGATATCGCTCTAATAGGATTCTTTATGAATCGGTAAATGCCTTCAACCAACACGGGCTGGGCCTGACAGAATGTTATATGTTCGAAAGTTTCAGCTATTCTATCTAATTCTGTTATCATTCCAAAACGTCTAAAATATTC